TTTCTGATACTTTTTATATGAAATCTTATATTTCTGATGCGGTCCTTGATATCTAATTTTTGGTCTATTGTAATCCCGCCTTCTTTCAGGATTACCTTTAATTCTTCCTTCTCCTTTTCTAATATAGGAAGTTCAATGTCTTCCGATTCGTGAATATCATTCATAATATCTCGGTTCTTACTATCCAAGGTTACAATTTTGGCATCTATTTTTTTACTATTTTTGTGAACGAACGTATTAGCCATATTAATTACAAATGTGATATATTTATATTAATATAGTCGTTTATAACATTTATATTTTCTGTATCAAATATTATGTCTGATATAGCAAAAAATATAGAAGTAAGTGTTCAAAAGAATATTATAAATGATGAATTAATTAGGAAGATGTCATTCATATATAAGGCAATTCATAATGGATGGACCGTTCACACAGAAGACGGGAAATACGTTTTCATTAAAAAACATAATGGAAAGCGAGAAGTATTTGAGGAAGAATATTTACTGAACTTCATTAAAACAAATATATCATTATAAGAACTTTGTATTTTATGTTTTTTTGTAATTTTTTTTTCTAATGCTATGATATAATGGGAGGAGGTCTAATGCAACTGGTAGCTTATGGCGCACAAGATGTATACTTAACTGGTAACCCCCAGATTACCTTCTGGAAGGTCACTTACAGACGCTACACCAATTTCTCCATGGAGGCGATTGAGCAGACCTTCAATGGCCAGGCCGATTTTGGTAGCCGTGTTACATGCACCATCAGCAGAAACGGTGACCTCGCTCACCGCACTTACCTCCAGGTAACTCTTCCTGAGATTGGCCAGGACCTCGCTGCCTCCGGTGGTGAACTATACGCCAGATGGCTTGATTACCCAGGTGAGCATATGATCCAAGATATTGAGGTCAATGTTGGTGGCCAGAAGATTGACAAGCACTACAGTGACTGGCTTCACATCTGGAATCAGCTTACCCTCCCTGAGGACCGCAAGAAGGGTTACAGTGAGATGGTTGGTAACACCACCCAGCTAACATATGTGGTCGACCCATCCCATGCGAGTGTCGACACCCCCTGTGATACCGGCAGCATCAGACAGGTGTGCACCCCTAGAAATGCTCTCCCTGAGACAACCCTCTATGTGCCCCTTCAGTTCTGGTTCTGCCGCAATCCTGGTCTTGCCCTTCCTCTTATTGCCCTCCAGTACCACGAGGTAAAGATTAGCATCAACTTCCGTCCTCTATCCGAGCTCCTTTGGGCCGTAGATAAGCTCGGAAGTGGTGGCGCCAAGGTCTCGGGTGCCTACTCCCAGTCTATGGTTGCTGCTTCCCTCTACGTAGACTATGTCTTCCTTGACACCGACGAGCGTCGCCGCATGGCCCAGAACCCCCACGAGTACCTCATTGAGCAGCTCCAGTTCACCGGCGACGAGTCGGTTGGTTCGTCTTCCAACAAGCTCCGCCTCAATCTCAATCACCCAGTAAAGGAGCTTATATGGACTGTACAGCCTGACGCCAACGTTGACTACTGTGCCTCCCTCGAGGCCGGTACACCACTTTTCCACGCGCTCGGTGCCCAGCCATTCAATTACACCGATGCTATTGATGCCCTTCCTAACTCTATCGCCGCATTCGGTGGAGAGGCGGCCATTGGTACTTCGGCTGCTAGCTACATTAACGCCAGTGGTCAATTCGTTGACGGTGGCGCTGCTGACATAAGTACCTCCTATGGAAACTCTGGATACTCCGATACCAGCATGTTTGCCGTGAGCGACCCTGGCGTCACCTCGGGCGTGAGTGATGCGGGTACTTTCGTTCTCTCGCAGACCGCTCTTGACCTCCACTGCTGGGGCGAGAATCCAGTCGTCACCGCCAAGCTCCAGCTCAACGGACAGGACAGATTCTCGGAGCGTGAGGGTAGCTACTTCGGTCTCGTACAGCCATTCCAGCACCACACCCGGACCCCTGACACTGGTATCAACGTTTACTCGTTCGGTCTCCGCCCGGAGGAGCACCAGCCTTCGGGAACCTGCAATTTCTCGCGCATTGACAACGCCACTCTCCATCTTGTTCTCTCCAACGAGACAGTATCGGGAACCAACACCGCCAAGGTGCGCGTATATGCCACTAACTACAACGTGTTCCGCGTGATGAGTGGTATGGGTGGTCTTGCTTACAGCAATTAAACATTTATTGTTTATGCGCTAATAGATTAAACATTTATTATTTCAGGTATGAATATTTATACTTAATATAAATATTCTATTAATATTTAGGGCGCTGATGTGGCTCAATTAATAATGTAGCCGGCATAATTATTGGGATTCGTTCGAAAAATGATGTGGTATGTATGTCCTTTAATTGGGGTGTGACTTCAAATGATTTATCTACAAGGTTGGTAGACCCTATTCCTCTAAGCATTGATTCTATATCCGTATAATTTTTAGACAATGCCGATCTAGGTAGACGTGAAGGGGTTATCCCTATACTAGGGATACTCGTATTATATGAGACTCCGAATGGGGAATGTTTATAACTATTATACATTTGGTTCTTCAGGTGTTCGTCATTCTCCATTTTATAGTTCCCGCGCGAATTTATATTTCTGGTTGAGGCCATTTATATTTATATGATATTATTATATCATTTATTCACGATCGTATTTTCAAGTAATAATATCGTATCATTATCAATTGTTCCATTATTTACGATTTTGCATATACATTTATGCGTTATCCAAAACAAACCATAATGAAACATCATTGTAAATCCCAGTTTTTCACCGTTATCTAAATCGTGTCCAAATGTATCCATAAATACCCGTTTACACTGTTGTATAAACCACTCGTTTCCAGATACCTTATCATATAAATCATTCATCACATTGTCAGTAATCTTGTCAACATTATCAACTCCAAATGCTTGTAACAATTGTATCCTATACAATGTCTCTGAACCCTCTTCGTCATCAATCAGGTTATAGGTACATAGTATTTTAGTATCGTACATTATTATTATTATAAATCACTCTTTAATAATGTTTTGAATCTCTATATATTTCACGCGATGGTAACCCTCCACGTGTCCATCCATCGTCGGCTTCGGATTCTATAAGATTGGCAGGATTGGTTACAGTGTTCCTTACCGAAGGTATCAATGGTGTATTTGTATAATCTGAAACAGCAAATTCAGATAAATTTGTAACTGTCTTTCTATTGCTTGAGGTATCACCTTGCTGTAATTGGGACTCTAACATTGGATTTCCTTTACCTCTTCCTAAAAATGGAACCGTAAGGTAGGGTCTTTCTAGAAGATTGATCCGGCATTTACCGGAAGTTAAATCCCTAATGGTCAGTTCAGAATCAACCTCTATGTTGTCTCCCGATATACCTATACGATTACTACCCGAGAAATTCACATTTGGTTGGCTCGTTGCGAATGATACCATATCAACATTGGAACGTGGTTTAAATGTAGCCATCATATAATTAGAGTTTTCAACATTTTGTAACTGTTGTTGTGACAAATCGCAATCATCATATCCTATCCTGGATGAATTTTCAAAAGCAAATCCTCTAATCGTCGACATATTTATATATACAATATATATTTTATTGTATGTATTAAAGTTGAATTATATTATGGATTACCTCCATCGGTCCATCTTGGAGGCATACTGCCAGGAGCATTACACGCAATAACATCCCCATCTTTACACGATTTCATATCTCCGAAACAGAATTTTGTAAATGATTCCTGACTATTAGGTATTTGAGTATTTGGCATAGTATACCAGGTTCTCATAGATTGATCAAACTCCCACGTATCACCTATCTCCCTATATAATTTATCTCTTATATGCTGATCTTGACCACTTTCTTCAACTACAAAGTCCTGGGTTTTTTTATTAATTTCATTATTTACTTCTTTATTATAGGACTTATTGGCACTCGGACGGTCGGGATTGTCTAATATATCAGTTGGTAGTACATTCATTAATGGATTGTTTTGAGTGGGTAAAACCCTAGTTGGGTTAACTTTGTCTTCACGTTCAATGATATTGTCTCTATATCCCTCGGTCTTATCACCTCTCGTATAGAGATATGTTATTGTAGCTATCGATATAACTCCTAGTAATAATATCTCTAATTTGTTCATTATAAGAAAACCAATAACAGTCAATGCTATTATTAATCTTGTGGTTGTATTGAATTTCTCTGTTGCATTCATAGATGAACACGGCCATAATTTGGTTAATTCTGAATGTTTAAGTAATATAGTAGGGTCAACGGTCCATGCCTTCATTATATATTATACCTTTTTTTATTATTTGTTTTTCTTCTTTTTCTTCTTCTTTGGTTTGTCGCTCCTTGTACTCCGTTCAGCACCACCATCTACCTTGAACACCCGCTCGTTACAAGATTTTTCAATCCAATCAACAATATCATCAATAGATTCGTTAGATTGTTCGGGTGTTGGTTCATCATTATCCGTTCTAACGGGTTTGGAATTCTCGCCCATTTTCTTTCGCATACGTTCTTTGGTCGCATTCTTTTTCATTTCGCGTTCCATACGAGCAGACATAGCTTTCATATCAACATTCGATGGATTAATTCCCATTTTAGAAAGAAGTCCGTTGATGTCCCCAAATCCTGGAATGTCCTTCATCTTATTCATCATATCCTGAGCATCACTCATTAACTCACTTTCACTAATATCACCAGATTTGATACGAGCATCCAGTTTGGAACCTACTGATTTTACCATCTTCATTATGTTACTAGGGTCCTTGAGCATGTGCTTCATTAACTCTTCTGGATTTTCAGTTGCCGAAAATCCTTCCCCCATATCTTTGGCGGTTTCTTCCGCTATATCCTTGGCCAGTTTCCCCAGCTTACCACCCATTAATCCCTCTAGATGGCTGTGAAGCTTTTCAGCGTCAAATTCTGGTTGTTCGCTTTTCTCGCCATCTTTTTCGGTGGGTGTATCATCCGATTCAGAGACCATTTCAGACATCTTCTTAATCGTTTCTTCTAATTTTGTTTTCAAATCATCCTTTCCTATTGCTTCAAATAATTTACTCGTATCACCAAACGGATTCTGGTCGGATATGTCAGATACAACCGAAAATAAAATAAGTTTTGTATATTTCCAGATAATTTTACGATTCTCATCGCTCGTGGATCTCCATAAAGGTCCAAAATCTATTCCTGGTAAAAATAAAACTGGTTTCGGGTCTTCCCCCTTGAATATATCATCGTTTTCATATAGAATATCAAAAAATCGTTCTGGATATACCTCTTTACAGTAATCTTTCAATCGCATCATTGCCTCTTCGTCGTTGGTGCGTGCCGATACAATGTCAACATGAAGAGTTTCGTTGTCTAGATATGGGAAGGTACTTAAAACGTCACTAATCATGTCACACATTAACCTTCGGAATCCATCATTTTCATTATCCTTCTCGGCAGGAGGCGTATCCATTATATTAAAGATATTTATTTGTTTAAATGATAAGTTTATTTATTATATAAATCGGTTAATTTTACAAAATTAATTAAATATTTCATCACTTTGTCCTGATCATCCATCGGAAGTTTCCCTATTGGTCCCCTTAGTTCATTAATTTTAGTCATAATTCGGTTAGTCATATTCGTATTTACCAGGTCAGATGTATAATCTTTGTCCAAGAAGAAACTTAAATCATTTGCGAAAATTTGTTCCCTATATTTCGTAGTCACATATGATTTAAATGCCTTAATTGATATCGTTGGATTTGCGTGCCTTACACGCTTGATATTTAAGCTTAATGTAGCAATCTCACTATCATCCGGAAAAATCTCGCACAATTCATCAAAAAACGCCTCAAATTGGTCGTTGAAGGTTTTTATGATTACAGAGTTAGATGCCATTATATTATAATATACATCTACCTTTATTATAAAATAATGAACTTATTTCAATAACTTGTTTGGCGTTCCATTTTGGCACGATTTATATCAGATTCGTCCACTTTATCGGGTTCATACGTATCCTCTGGTGTATAAATTCTACTCATATCGTCTAATCCACAGAAATACTTGTTCTGCCTCATCCCACCATTTCCTTCAGCCAACAAATCATCACTCGTCTGGTCCCAGAAACTGTATGTATCAGACGAAACGTCACCCCATTTATCCATTGTATTGAAACATTCCGGGTCCTGTGTTATAACATCTTGAGATGGTGTATTGTCTCTAAATATAATATTGGGGTCTACATACTCCAATATTTGGCCACCAACTAACACCCTATGTTGGTCATTCAGCAACAATAAAGATGGAACCTTTTCTATAGAAGACGGCATTCGTATCGTGGTCTTATTATCATTGAGTACAATATAGGTTTCACCGTTTAATACTTTACGCTTATCAATACATACAAAATGGATATCGGATTTCTTCTCGTGAGACGACAATAATCTTATTACTTCCTTACAGTTTCCACACAAGTTACTATAATATAAGACACTTGTCATATATTATTATTAACAGGTTAGGATTGGTATTTTAACTTAATTTTTAAAATTGATATATAAATAAACTATGTAACCAATACATATAAGATGGACGGAAAAATCACAGAAATCAATGAAGATGGCGATATGATGACCTTTACATTGGCAACCGATGTCAGTATTGCGAATGCAATTAGGCGAACCATATTATCAGATATAGAATGTGTTGTCTTTAAAACAACCCCACATTCAGAGAATAAAGTTGACATTCACACTAATACGACCCGTATGAATAATGAAATTTTGAAACAGCGATTGACCTGTGTACCTATACATATCTCGGACCCGGATTTTCCTTTGGATCAATTCGTCGTTGAAGTTGACGTTGAAAATACATCAGATATTATACATTTTGTTACGACGAAGGATTTTAAAGTGAGAGACATTACAACTGATAAGTTTGTCACCGAGGAACAACGCGACGAAATATTCCCTCCGTCTAAGATTACTGGTGATTATATTGACGTCATACGGCTTCGTCCTAAATTGTCATCGGATGGTTCAGGTGAGCGTATTCATTTCACTGCGAAATTGTCACTTGGTGTTGCCCGGGATGATGGCGGATTTAATATTGTATCTTGTTGCGCGTATGGGAATACCCCCGCACGCGAAGTTATTCACGAAAAATGGAAGGAACATCACGCACAATTGGTAGAAGCAGGAGATGATGAGGAGACAATTGAATTCAAAAAGGGAGACTGGTATATATTGAATAGCCAGAGACATTATCTGCCAAATTCATTTGATTTTAAGATTGAAACGGTAGGGCAATATCCCTGTAGGGAAATTGTGGGTCTCGCAGTAAATGTCATAAAGGCACGACTAATGAAAATCAGAGATGATATTAGCGTAAATGCTTCAAACCTTATCAGACCTACCACCAAGACACTTGAAAATGGATATGATATATTGCTCTACAATGAGGGGTATACCACCGGAAAGTCAATCGAGTATATGCTCAATCATAAGTACTTTGTGTCAGAAAAGATTCTAGAATTTTGTGGTTTCAGTAAAGACCATCCACACATTGATATGTCGTACATCACCATCGGTTTTGTTTCTGGATATGTTCCAGGTGAAATTAGTTCGTATATTACGAAAGCAATAGATGAACTTGTTTCTTTATTCGATAATATTTCAGCACAGATTAAATAAATTACATCCGGCTCATTAAAAACATAATTTGTGGAGTAGGTGAAGAAATGATATGATTATATGTAACGTTATAATTTATTTTTACTGATCCGCTATTTGATAGATAAATGCCGTGAAGAGAATACAACATCTTCCTGTACAATGGTGGGATATCACTTATTTTCAACGTGTGTGTAATAAATTTGCCTACATATAACTGATAAATGGTCTTACATAGGATTTTGAGCTTTTCGGTATATTTATTAATATCTTCGGTATATTCAGGCCATACGGACACAAATTTGTCCAAGTCATCTTTATTATGAAGAATTTCCAGGAAACGATACTGTAGTTTGGGCTGATTCCCTCGCAATCGTCGCATTTCTTCATATTCAGGGTTTCTAATCTTTGTCCTCATTCCGGTTCGCACGTCTACTACGTGTATTCCCATACGCATCCAATGTGTTTGCGTATACGCAACAATATCTCTTAAAATGGCCGGTGTGATGACGGACGGGACATTGTGAATGATGGGCGGTGGTCTCGGGATGGGACTTAGTACGTTTAATAGGAATGGGTCTATGTATTGAATGGTTGCGTCATCCTTGATTTCATACACGGCCGTCAGATATAGGTTGGGTTCACTTACTGGTGTTACGATCCGGTGATTTGGATGCTGTATCACAAACGAATATGAACAATGGGTATCCAGTTCACCATAGAAGTCGTCGGGGTTAGGATAATATTTTCCTAGCGCATCATAGAACATTTGTTTAAATGTAATGAAAACATCCGACCTGAAAAATGTAATATTGGCACCAATTGTGTTGCGAGTTGTGGTCACCCACTCAGAGTCGGCCTTACTATAAAAAAGATTAATCATTGTTCCGTCAATGAATTCGGTGACCTTGATATGAGCGGTCTCACTCCATTCAAACGTATCAGGTGGAACCGATTTAAGCGGTGAAACACAAACGGGTTTATCGCCATCCAAAATAATGGACCGGATACAAGCGCCACTCGATATGACATCAGGTGATACACTATGTTTGTCGTGTGATACTATAGAATATTGTCGCCCCTTGTAACCATACGATTTCCTTTTGAGTTTATGATGTTCCATTTTCTCAGAAGAATTATGGACATCAGAGATGGATTCACCTGTGGTGCCAGTAAGATTAAGCATTCTCTTTACCTAATACATTATATAATGTTTAAATCGTTATATAATGTTTAATAGTTATATTTATCTATACTAATATTAGTATGGCTGAGATAGATGATAGCAGTGACCTATCACTTATATTGGGTGATATCATACAATTAAAGTCAAGTGATATGGATTTACACAATTACAAATTTTTCATAAATTATATCGATGACGTGAAAATAGGTACTATTCGCGAAGACGGTGAAAAAATGGACTTTGTAATGGATGAAGGAGCTTTTGTTTATGATGATATATACGATATTTCTATATTGAGTAGGGCTGAAGTAAAAGGGTACGCAAGACAAAATGGTCTATTGCCTGGAACGTGGATAAAAGTATCATTCAAAGATGATTATAGTATAGTTGGTAAAATAGAAGATATTCAAGATGATAGAATTGAAATTACAACAGACACCGATAAATTATACATTGATTTTGGATATGGCGGAATCCCTCCAGACACAGGTATCGAGGACATAGAGATTATAGATGATCCGGAAATTGTAGGAGATGAACCAGGCGAAGCAGAACCAGGCGAAGCAGAACCAGGCGAAGCAGAACCAGGCGAAGCAGAACCAGGCGAAGCAGAACCAGGCGAAGCAGAACCAGGCGAAGCAGAACCAGGCGAAGCAGAACCAGGGATGTCAGCGAACCCTAGTTACCTAGAAGATGGTGAAATTGACGAGGGTGAATTAGAAGATGGTGAAATTGACGAGGGTGAAACTGATGAAGGCGTCGCACCAACCGGAATGGAACAACCTTCTGGATTAGTATTCGGGTCCATTATTGGTACACTTTCATATGAAGTAATTGCGCCAATTGAAGAAAGACGTTTCGGTATCGACAAGCAAACAACTGACATGTTAAATGGATATCTCTCTAGAATACCAGCACACAAGAGAACCCAGGCCTTAATGAGAGATATTATGCGGACAATAGAACGATATACAGAACTGCGAGATATATCCAATAAGGGGAACGAAAATGACATTCCAGCTATAATTACTGACGATCACAAACCAGCAATTCGTCACATATTAGATATGTCCAAGAAACTATTATGGTGTATTCCTGTAACAGACTATAAAAAGAGCATATATAAGGAATTGGTAGATGACGATCTGGATGTTTATCAGGACTTAATTCCAAGTGATTTGTCCGAGAGCCAACAACAATTGTATAATATCATAGATGCTTACCGTTCAAGCTCTATACCATCCGGTGTAAATTCTCATTATTATCGAATTAATAACATTAATAAGGAATTCATACCATTGCTTCCACCAACAAATGATGTCATATATGAGACGGATGTTACCACCAATATATTTACTTTGGCTGATACATTGGGTGGATTTTCATCCAATATTGTATACGATGATAATATAAGAAGTGAAAGATTTGTCACGAATGAGTACGCGCCTAAACAGACCGGCATAGAAATCGTAAAATCCAGAGGTGAATCCCATATCATACACACAGATATAACACCGGCAGATAGGGTATTTGTTAAATCAATGGTAACGCTACCTATATCACTCGTAGGCTTGGCAAACGTACACTCAATGGATTCCAGTATACTGGATAAAACCAATATCGATCAGGTACATCCTAAAAAATGGAAGATATTTGATAAAGATAGAGAAATCCACGAGGTAGAAGTAAATGACACAGACATTTCAAGGAATAAAATGAGACAAATAACAAACTATATACCTAGGCCAGGACTCGCACTCCCCGATGGATACTTTGAATTATTCTTGGATTCAGTTGTGCCACCAATATCGACTATTATAAGTGAATACTCTTTTTACACCCAGAATAACACATTGGAACACATCGTTAGACAACTCAACCCTTTTATGGTAGAGATGAGGGATATTAATTATACCAATTACAAGACATTGAGTGGATTAACATCTGATTTCAATGCCCGGTACAAAAAGAAGTATAACAAGCTTCGCAGCGCCTATTATGGTATACCTAATGAACGTAATAAGCCACATAACTATATCTCTTGGATGCTTGGTGAGTATAGATCAATGAGTCAGAAACAATATCCTTTTAATCATACCATTCTAACCGCACATGAGCTATACAACAAAATGATGCGTGTCGACGACATGAGAAGTTACAAAAGTGTTGTCAGGTTATTAAACTCGGAATTATTCTTACAGAGAGATGTTGAGCCAGATGAAACTGTACCTGAACCACTTGTAACCACTGAAAAATGTGACCGGGTTTTATCCAAGGTGTACAACGGAGAACCAGAGTTACAACGCGATAATGGAATTATTACCTATTTCGATAAACAATACGACAGGACGATGTATGAAATAATGGATAAATATGAATATGAATTGGGTTCAATGGCTTCACAAGAGGAACGTTCACAATTCATAACGTTTAATCTGGTGAATAAGTATGGATTTAGTGAAGAGGCGGCAGTAACAGAGACGAATAATATTATGGGTGGACGAAAGGAAGTAAAAGAGGGAGATTATGCCATTATCCGGATACCCAATGAACCGGACCAATACTATGTACGCGGACCCGATCTAACGTGGATTAAAACGGATGAATCACCGACCGATGAGATGACATTTTGTAACACGTCATCCAAGTGTATATCCATTAAGGGGAAATGTATGGATAAGAGTGAAGCAAAAGAGGAGATAAGTAATGATAATATGGATGATGACGATGATATTTCACCTGAAAAAATAGACATAGCCGAATATAAATCCGGACTAACCGAGGATATCGAGAATAATATCAAGATGGGTATATTGTCACTGAAACAAATAGAGACATCCCGGTTAAGATATGACACCGGCATAATTAATGACCGGTTGAGACGAGAAAAGATGGTAAGATTACCTACGGGCTGGGATATTAAATATTCAAAACGCGCATCAAAATATTTTTATATGAATAAAGAGTTGGAACTTACACAATGGGAACGCCCGGCTCCACCCGAAGATAAGTCCACCATCTCTCGTGTAGAGTCGCCCCACGCCGAATTGAGAGACATGATCATAGGACAAAAAGATTTTGAGAAGAAACAATCGGACATCCTGCGCTTCTGTTCCAAGTATACACGCCCTTCAAGTGGTGATGGTGACCCCAATTGGTTGTATTGTAACGACACTGGTATCAAATTAATACCTATTTTCTTACCGCAACTGGCCCAAACATATGTCACCAAAGGAGATTATGAGGAACACTTGTCACGAATCGTCTCAGAACGGGGTACAATTGGTGGATGTGGGGGACACATTGTAGACAAGAGTAGTGGATATATCATTATGGCGCGTCCATTTGATACAAGTGAGGAATACACCGATGAAGGATTTAAGGACATATACCGGTCCGTCATTGAAGATGATCTCGGGGATATTATAAAACGCACTTCAACACTGAAGGACGTCTATGGATCAAAAGATGAGTTACAAATAAGTAATATTATCAACGCAATGGTTAAGTTTATGGGTATAACACCTTCGGATGATACATTACAATCTGTATTGGCAGATTCAATGAAGCTGCTGTCAATCGTAGACAAGTCAATTCGTCGTTCAAGCGCCACAACCGATGCCGAGAGAGAGACAAAACAATTAATGTATAACAAATCAATGGTTATAATTACTCTATCATACCTACACATCCATATTCAGACAGCGGTACCTGGTATATCATCTTCAATGACCTATCCTGGGTGCAAGAAATCTTTCGGTGGGTACCCAACTTATGATGAGCCCACAGGGGGTATTGAGTATGTTGGGTGTATTGCAAATAATGTAAAGAGTCAGCTTGAACCCTGGAACGGTATATCCAAAATGAGCAAGAAGAAGATTGTTGAAAACATACGCGGTATGATAGAAAAATTCATAATTCAAGAGCAAGATATAAAGGATCGAATTGAACGAAAGCTTCAACACCAGGAGGCAGACGAAACAGAAGTTACAAAAGTTATAGAGATGCTCCCAACATTCCTTCCACCATTGAGAGCAACATCTACTAAACCCGTATCTCCTATATCAGAAGCCAATATCTCAACCATAGTGGATGATTTAAAGCGCGGCGACCCATCCGGTATGGATAAAGTATTTGACCTTAAAACCAGACTCATACCAATTTCAAATATAATACGTGAAAAAATACAAGATGTTGTCCACAAAGATATCTCGCTTAATGATCCAATACTAGTAAATAATATGGGTGAACCATATACCAAAAACGCGTGTTGTTCTGGTACAATGAGCCCATTAACATATATGAAAAGTGAATCATCCGATGTTACAAAATATACCAACGTGTCTATATTTATCGCCCAGAATATGGAATATTTCAGGAAAAGTGGGAAACCCTCCACGATTTTTGATGATACAAACACCAGACGGGTATTCAAAAAGATAGATAGAACCACATTATCACCCGAGGTAATGTATAAATTCATTATTGATCGGTGTAAATATGATACAGAACTTGGGTTGCCAACGGAATTAAATGGGATATGTCTCCCCAGACCGGTAGATTACGATAAAACTGCTACAACATCAACAAAGATAGATAATTTGAAAACAAATGGTTACCAGTATGACAACGATACGTTCGACAAGGTACTTAGATTGACCACACCATATCATGCGGTTCACAATGAAATGGGTGACATGGATAAGATAAAGAGTATATTACATGATATGAATAAGAGTGGAGAAACTATATTTCCTGAACCCCTAATGACGAATATGTATAATCTATTTGGTGGAGAAGGTATTGGGTCATCGCCAGATAAAATTATCAGAGATATGAAAAATTATTTAAGTAAAGAAATTAAACAATCTCATCTCCAGCTGATTTCTATATTAACTGATAGTGGTCTCCCTCGCAGAGAAATAACAAATCTTACAAGATGTATAGAGAAATTATTTGAATTCGCTCCGATAGGTTCTGGTACGATAGTAGACATTGAGAGTGAGACTGGTGTTCATACACTTGAATTTATTAAATCATTGGTTGAACAGTTGGGTATTACGTTGCCGAATATAATACTGAACCGAAATGATTATTCGCGTATCAAGGCACCCAAGTACTGGAAGCTTTCAATGAAACACATGGATGACTTTTCGGCTCTCATACGAAAATACTATGAACCAGTGCTTTCGTTTTATTCTAATGACCTACTTGATAAAGTACTCTCTAAATATGTATTGAAGAGTGTACATATCAACAGATTGGTTAGTGCATTGAATTATACCACGTCACAAGGAGAAACATTTCATCTGGATCCCACATTAACCCTTATGATAGCAAAGTATAGTACGATAAAATTATTGTTAACCCTGAATGAGATTTCGGATGCGGTAGGATTGGATGAAATGTTATCCGATAAAAAGGAATTGGGTAATATGACGTCAAGGTGTACAATGAAATTCCTGAATGTCGTTTGTACCGACAAGGATACCATTCATTACAATTACACGACTCTTATGGATCGCATTGGTCGGGCAAAGGAAAAGGAAAAGAATATCATCACCGATTATCTCAAAGATATGTCAGAAGATGCCAGAAATGTGGAGCGTGTTCTTAAACAGCACAAACTTGGTAAATGGTCGCTCGGCGAACAGAAGGGATATCGGGAATATCAGGGTGATATGTACGATAAGGAACGAGACGCAATGGATGAACTTCTACAACGGGAAATATCGAATGGTAACGTTGACATTGTCTCCCGATTAAATACTGATATTTATGATACAGATAAGGTATCCGAGCTTATGGAAGATCGCGAGATAAATGATATATCTCATATAGGTGAAGACAATGATAATGCCGGAGAAGAATATGACGATTATGAATGATTTCAGTATTTGAATTTATTTAAAATATAATTAACAACGTATACGGATAAACCAAACATAATGCTGATCACCATGTAACCATGTGTAGTTGGGTTTGAATCGGTTCCATGTAGAAATGGAATGGCCTTGTATATGTAACCTTTGGTGTACTCTGACTGAAACAGAAAATAAAGGATTGAAATTACGATTGAAAAACCAAATTCATCTATAATATAATCACACGTATCCTTGGTATCCATATTCTTAGCCATTTGTACCTGGACATCTTGTAAAGATTGTTGATGTATATAATCTGTATTTGGTGGGACTGGGATATGATTTGGTTCGGTTTCTACATCCATTGTTATATGATTTTGAGTTGTAGGGATATCTCGTGACGGCAGAACCAATAACCCATTTTGCGACGCCATTTGTATATCAGAAACCACATTGTTAATTTCGGTTGTCGGTTGGTGATTTATAGGGTCTACCATTTTATTTTGTATATTACTTGGATTGTAATCACTGCTCGATGACGGAAGTGATTGTATATCAGTTGTCCCTATTGATGTCATATGAAATAATACCATTATATTATTTCATTTTATATACGCATTGTTTTCACTTTGTTGTCACATTTGATATTAATGTTGGCTCTATACTAGTTATCTCCATACTTTCTATATCATATCTTCTCTGAACCAGGGCCATATTATCATCGTTGTATAGAGGATGTTCGCGTTCAGAACGGATATGTACAACCTCGTTATGTTTATATTTGAGCTCGCGTATTTTTTCTAGATGTGGAAGTAATGTGGAAATGTATAATTCAACTACCTCTGGAATTATAGGGTTGCTACCTGATAACTTTTCCTTCATTGATGTTAGTAGTTCAATTGTTTCACCCTCTTTTTCTCTGATGGTTCCCAGATTTTTTCTGTTGTATACTATATCATTGAAGGATTCGTATAAGGTATCTCTATAATTAGATAGACTGGTATACGTTGATATTGTATCATCTATATCCGATATGTCACTATTGTGATACATATGAAATAATTTACTTTCTATGATATCCTTTCTTACATCTTTATATTCGTCGTTTGTAATAGACATTAAGTCGCGCAATTGGTCCGATGAACCCCTGTCAATTTCAATATTAAAATTACACGGTGAAATAGCACCACATATTGCGATTAGTTTCTGCTTATCTCGCTTGAATATAGACCCCCCATTTTTCTTACATACGATACATTTCTTTACACCTTTACCTGTTATACTTTTTTCATATGCACTTTTCAATGAATAAAAACTGGTAAGTGCTTCCGATATCTCCTCATTCATATATAGTAATCACATATTTTACTTCGTTCCATAAAGCGTAGGTATCTCGGGGTGATCATTCCATGCTCGTGTATTATTCAGGTATTTAACTTTATCCTGGATATAAGTATATTTCTTTATATTATTTTCTCTTATCTCGTCTATTGTTGGTTTATATAATCGCGTAGTGTAGAGAAATATGATAATTCCGATTATAAGTGTCACAGCCATAATCATATTGAATGATATGTAACTTTTATAATTTATAATATTATTATATTCTGCGATGCGTTGATTAATAACATTCTTGATATATGGTTCAACAAGGTTACAATTATACATAATAAATACAGTTATATTTTCTATTTATTATTATTCGTATATTATAATGATATCCGTTATATCTGGATTCACGGGGATTTCCATTATCACTATAATTATTCTAGATAAGTTCCGTATGTATGATAAGGTAGATAGACCAAAAATGACTTATGTATATGTAGGTATTTTATTTTTAATCCACTGTATGTCAATATCACATACCTACTTTTCCTGTAATTATATTAATTATCCCTTGTTACTACCTATATCGTTGATCATCCCATTCGCATCAATGGTGCTGTTTTCGTGTTTTATATTACTGAGTGATATTGGTATAAGCCTTAAACACTGGCTAAATCCATTTTCTAATACGTTTGGCTACTTCGTGGCAATATTATGTGGTCTTAGGACTTTAACCGATGTGTTATTTAAGAATGCGGGAGATAGTTCTTCCCCTGAGAATGATGTATTGCGAAGAATACATACCGATAGTACCCTTATAATCAACACAATAACACCCAATACGATAGCTTATTTCATAGATAAAATGGATGCCGTCCTTAATAAAGATGATAAGGATAATAATATTGATCGATTAACTGTTCTTGTCAATATAAAACATGATGTTGCGTTTGTAATATGGATTGGACTTGTTGCTATGATTGCGTATGCTGCCGGCAATAATTACATACTTTCAACTGATTGTAATCCATCAAAAAAGTTAACTGGGTTGGCGCGTGATGAATTGGAAGATTCATCAGGTATATAAATGAGCAAATCTAATAAGTAGATACGATATTACTGCTATTATTATGGAAACAAGCCATAGTGGTGTGGGGGTTTTATTCTTATACCCAACACCGAAATCGCGAAGGGTACCGTCTGGCATATATATCATAGATGGTCTGTACATTATAATTATACCGTATAGTAGAAAGTATAGGAATATAGATAAAATCACTACGTGTTTTAACTGATACATTTATATTAGGAAAGGAATATATATTTCAGATAAATACCATTTGATGATTCGTTTATTTTGTCGACCTGGGTTTGGACCTGGATACCTTGGATCTGGATACCTTGGACCCGGAACCCTTGGACCTGGATACCTTGGACCTGGATACCTTGGACCCGGAACCCTTGGACCCGGATACCTTGGACCCGGAACCCTTGGACCCGGATACCTTGGACCCGGATACCTTGGCAGTTGAACTAGCCTTCTTAGTTCTCACTTTATGTGCCCCACCCGGGGTATATTTCATAAACCATTCTTCATATTCCTTATCCTTTTTATTAAGTTCTCTAAATTTTTTGGATTTCAACGACCGGATATCCTCTAATGTGGTCTGATACCCATAACATTCGGTACCAAATCGTCGGAGAAGTCCAGTTTGTTTAAATCTGTTTCTCATTTGTACCTCAAATAGATAGTTTGCCATACACATAATTCTGTCCTTGTTATAGTAAGGACGATCGATATAACTAAATGCCATATACATACTCAACATCGTGTCAATACTGGCAATATTCAGTTTACGACCACCAATGCTTATCGTATTATAACTGTGGCACGCACTGGGCTGATATATGAAAGCCACGGTATCCTCATCCACGATAATCTCATAATGAACGGATATTATCTCACCAATCGCTGCCTTTTTCAGTACCTTTATACCGGTAACTCCTTCCTGAGTTAATCGTTCTTGTATAATTGTTGTCGCCTTTTGTGGGTCATCGGCCAGAATATCAAAATCAGGATTATTTTCCGCAAACAAATTGTGTTTTGCCTTAGGAAAATATCTCTTATAGAGGTCCATCGCGAATCCACCAAATAACACTAACCCCTGATTAGACGCAGTGTCGCGTATGGTATTATAGATAACCACTGGATCTTGCGTCCCTTCATATCCACGAGAGAACTCCTCGATACATTTCTGTTTCTTTAGTGGATAATGTTTATTAAGTAACATCAACCTTTTAAGAACCTTTTCCCATCTGGACACATCACCGCGCGGTCTGGATAATTCTAAATACATTGACATACGGAGATAATCCGGTGGGGCATATAATATTCCATCCATACGAATAGCGTGAGTTTTTATAGAGTTAAATATTTCGGGGATAAGATATGTAATATCCGCAATAGGCATAAAATTCACATATAGTTTGTATGTACCGTGGTGCATCCCAGACTTTGCCTCAATTTCAATAAATCCTGCCTTGGCATATATATCTGCCAGCTCCTTTACGTGTTGTATTGGGTTAGGAGAGAAGAAATCATAGTCGGGTAATTCAACATCCTTGTTGTAAAATCTAGACTGATGTGGAAGTATATTGTTGATAGCCGTCCCCCCATAACAAATCAGTTGCTTTTTCCTTAAAAAGGATTCAAGTATGGTTATTATTTCTATGACAGACTCCGATTTCAATAGACGACTTCCCATCCCCTTTTCTATCCTATCTACCGCATTTCGTAATATAATAAGTTCCTTTTCATCATTGCTTGTATTCCCTTTATCAAAGCTCATATATTATTATATTATATAATTAAACAGTTATATCATGAATTGGACCCCTTGAAGTTGCCTCTTTTGATGTATATTGGTCGGGTGTTTTTTCAACGACATTGATAGACATTAGATTTGGTGCTTTTTTTACGAACGATGTACCGCTTTCCGAGAAAAATGTGTGGTACTCTTTAATATTATCATCATCTAGTTGGTTACACATAAAAAACATTGATACTCCCGAGTCTTTATTGTCCATAAATGATATATTTCTAGCTGACGTCGCAGGTATTACCAACGACATTTTTCCGTTGTTATGATGTTGTATCAATTCTTTCTTTTCCTCGTCATTACCCGAAAGTGTCCTTATCTCTGAACTAGTATAACGTCTTGTTTCTGTTGAAAACGAAGTATTATAAAGGTTGGTATATCCAGCCAAGTTACTTCTCTCAAATCTGTCAATGTTATCGTTACCATCATCGCGTACAAGATTGGTACCATCCACCATAATTATAACTTTGCCTCTACAATCAAGTAATTTTTTTGCTCCGATGGGTATCTTTCCGTCGTATAGGTGGTCCGTAATAAGTCTTCCACTCCCGTTAAATACCTTGGCTATTGTCTGTGCCATTTTGTCATATATATCGCCAACTATCGTTGAATCTTCAACGTGTATCCGTAGGTTAATCAGTAATGGATCAGTATAATTTTTAGGACAAAATGTCTCTGAAAAAGCATTAGTATCTATATGGCTCATAACCTCGTGGAAATTTAAATGATTATCGGTACCCTTTGTGGTACCCTTCCTAGTATTAGAACAAGATATAACCGGTTCACCATCAACGCTATATATCTCAAAATCAAGACCCCTTGAACCATTTTTCAGACAATTATCTAGGGCACACAACTCTACAGCACCACCTTCAAATTTACCCGAAGCGCACGCATTAAACGCACATTTTATGTAATAATCCCTTAATCTGTGCGTATGATCTGCGGCATGATCGCCTGTAACTGGAGATATCGTGAGGGTATTATATGGTATAAGCTTATGACATTTGGATACATAATCGGTACCCGATTTAGATCCTCTACTCTTCGTTGTAGAAAGATAACCAACAAGGACAACCGCACCAATAGCGAACAATATCAGTATACCTTGCTTCCAATGTTTATTAAAAATAATCTTATAGTCATCCAACTTCATCTTATAATATAATAATACATTAACTTAAATATTTTTTATCTATATCTTATAATGCCAGGTGGGTTACTTAATTTGATTTCATATGGGAATCAAAATATACATTTAAATGGAAACCCAACAAAAACGTTTTTCAAGGCTACGTATGCCAAATATAGTAACTTCGGTTTGCAAAAATTTAGATTAGACTTTGAGGGGCAACGAGACCTGAGGTTAACAGAATCATCAACATTTTCATTTAAAGTTCCTAGATATGCAGATTTATTAATGGATACATATTTATGTATCAATATTCCAAATATTTGGAGCCCAATATATTATTACAAGGACCCGAATGGCAATGAGACTGCCGAGTGGACGCCGTATGAGTTTAGATGGATTAAACATTTGGGCTCTATGATGGTGGAAGAGGTCCAATTTACAATAGGTGGGCAAGTAATCCAAAAATTTTCAGGTGATTATCTCCACAACATGATGGAACGGGATTTCGACCTAAACAAAAAAGAATTATTTGACCGTATGACCGCAAGTGTACCGGAGGTGTACGACCCGGCCAATGCCTTCTCGCGGGGTGGAAATTATCCGAATACATATCCACCTGCACAAAATGGTGACACGACCCTTTACCCAGAACCATCCATCCGTACGAGAAAATTAACAATTCCATTAAATTTATGGTTTATGATGGCGTCTAAAATGGCTCTGCCTCTGGTCAGTCTTCAATACTCAGAGGTAAAGATAAATATTACAATTAGACCAATTCAAGACTTATTTACTATACGGGAGGTAGGAATTAGTGATAGTGGGGTAAATGTAAGAATTCGCCCAGATTTCACTAATCCATTACATTCGTTTTATAGATTTGTACATCCACCTCCGGTACCCGAAGATAATGCCTTAGGGGAGTATGATGATAAGAGAACTATATGGAGTAGTGATATACATCTGATATCAACATATGCTTTCCTAAGTGAAACCGAAATACGTATGTTTGCTAATGATGAACAAACTTATCTTATAAAAGAGGTACACGAGACTACATTCAATAATGTTGTCGGTAATGGAAGAAGGTTTGATGTGAAATCAATGGGTCTTGTTTCGGACTGGATGTGGTTTTTAAGGAGGACGGATGTAATCCTTAGGAACGAATGGAGCAACTACACAAACTGGTCGTACAGTGATATGATACCAATTGGTTTGACATTAGTATCGGGTAATACTGACACATTAGTAGCTACACTAGAAGAGTATCCTATAACAGATCGAGATGGTTATCCTATATACGTAACAGGTAAGTATAATACTGAAAATGATAAAAAAATTATGACAAAATTTGCCATAATTATTGACGGTAAATACAGAGAAACTGAGATGGAAAGTGATGTTTTTGAATGGATTGAGAAATATTCACACACAAGTAGTAACGGACCAGATGGCCTGTATTGTTATAATTTTTGTCTTAATACCGATCCTTATAGTTTCCAGCCATCGGGTGCCATAAATACAAGTAAATTTGGAAAGATTGAGTTTGAGATTAGTACCATTGAGCCACCACTTGATGCCAATGCCCAAACGTTTGGTATATGCGATGAAGGCGAACTAATTGGAGTAAATAAGGCAACATGGAATATTTACACGTACACATATGATTTGAAGGTTATTGAACATAGGTACAATATTCTAAAAATTGTGTCGGGTATGGGTCAGTTGGTATATGCTAGATAAACTTAAGTGCTGTTTACACACATAGTATTTAGGAGACGGTTCACGAAATACATGAAGAATACATTAAGCGAAAGTGTCATTGATGTTACAAGGAAATGCGAATCTACCTTCTTGGGGGAAGAAATAATCGCATATAGTATGCCTAGAATTGATATTACGAACAAAACGCCGAAAAATACAGAGAGGAGATAGAAATATGCGCAATACTCTTGCGAGAGGGGCCCGAAGTATGACATCAGGTTATTCATTATATATTATGATAATATTTTAATTATCATAACATTTTTTTACTATAAATGTACGAACTCTATATTTTTTTATTTGGATTTATATTGTTTACTTAGAACATTTGGGGTTATTTTCTACATAATCCTTGTGTCCTACAACACACTGTGCTAGCAGAGGAGAATCATCCATCCCTTCAACGGCGGCAGATGGGTCATCTTTTTCTCCCTCATCGTCTTCCTCTTCATCTTCGCCCTCCACAGATTCAAATCCTTCCCGAGAACTCATCGCAACAAGAGTGCAGAGAAACCCTATAAATGGGAGTGCTAGAAGGAGCCACGATAGTTGAGTGAACCCGTTCTTACAGAGAGAATCGAGTACGATGGTCCAGAACACGACAACAATACCCTGTATCAGGAAAATTATGCCGGTATTATCTACATTCATCGTGTATCCACAGAATGTGTAAGTTCTGGTTCTGCCGGCATTCTGGAACATTGCCACTATAATGGCTATAATAGAAATAATTAGGTATATGTATGCTGGAGTACACAACGCCTTAATCGCCTTTACATTTTGCGGCGAAACGTACGATAGTGGGGTGCTCGAGGGTCTACTACGCGTTTTTGGCATATATATATCACATATATATTTATTTTATTCTATGTCAACATGAGTTAATAGATGCCTCCTACAACATTGACGGTCTAATCCAAGTTGGTCCATCACCATACCTTCAGGTGTCTTATCTTTTGTGTTTTTTGTAAGGTACATAACCGCATTTGGATCATAATCTCCATTTTCTCCTTTTAGTTTGGCAACACTTCTCTTGTAATACCGGTATTTATCCCCTACAACCTTTCCACACGTGAAACATTTGATTGGGATAATCATCTTTAAGTGCTATATATAAATAATATTTTAAATCTCAATTTTATTTTGTATTTACAAAATTATGTAACAAAATCTCCGGCGACTTATTTTTAATCTTACCGGCAAGGGTTGAATTTTCATATATTTCACGCAATATACCTACCGGGGCTGTACTTCCAGTTTTTATGATATTACACTTTTTCAAAGTTTTCCTTATATCGGATATTTTATGTTTTCGGATGGCATCTATTTCCTTATTTACTCTTTCCCTTAAATCTAAATTTTTCAATACCACGCTTATTACATTATCTCTTCTCCCAATTAAATGTTTGATTGTTTTATTCCTTATATTCCCATTAGAGATCTTTTTTATAGGAACTTGGATAGAACCTTCTACCTGTTTATCTGGGACCTGATGTCTCACCGAACGTGTCCTTTTCCACGTACGAAATGTTGGCTTTTTCCCGCTTTGGAGAACCCCGTACGGTGGATCACACGCTATTTTAATTGGTGCTATGGTACTAACCGTCTGGATTACCTCATTGGATGTGACAGCATTTGGTTCATTGTGTAATCTCTCTGGTAACTTGATATCTTGTGATTTAATATCTACGTCGCGTGGGATACCGCCGGTATCCTGTGACACCTCAATAGTAGCAATGGGGCTAGTTGGAGGAACTGAACCTTCTATACAACCTTTAATATTGTTATCGATATCTGGTTTTACATCTGTATCATCTGGGAATGGTTCCTTTGACAATGTGATATTACTCATCGACTGAAAATATTGTAATGAATCTCTAAATTCATCAGTGTCGTCCCCAATACGAGCCTTTAAATCCTTTAACGATTTTCTGCTCTGTTTGCGTCTGTTATTTCGTGATGGTTTTGGGTTGAATACTCTCTCACTCACGATGATTTGTTTTGAATCACCACCATTCATATAAAGCATAGCAACATATTATGTGATGTATAATTAACTAATTACCATCTATCCTTTTTAACATTTATCTGTGGTCCCCTCGTCTTTCTGTTGGTTGTTGGGTCATATGATATAGTATCGTCATCATCAGAGTCCATGTCTTTCGATAAATCCCAGTACTCTTTTGATCCCAATTTGAAATCTTCGTGGTTTTGAGCCTTGTACCAGAAAATCTGTTCTTGGATTTTATTTGATTTGGCATTATTGTCAATGACAAGACATTCAAAATTTTCGGTACATTGGTCCATTACCTGTGTGAATGATTCAAACGTTGGAAACATTCCGGCATAATTCTCCCATATACGTTTCCTATTATTGATATAGGGTTCCCTTAGAATAAATACGTAATCAATATTTGTTCTCAAGTTAGGTGGTATCCCCAGTGGATACTGCATTGTTATGATAAGCATTACTTTCCAGTGACGCCCATTCATGAAGAGTAACCGCATAAGTTTGTCTTTGGTCCACGAACCGTCATACAAACAATCATCAAGAATAACGAATGCTCTCGGATCTATTCTGGTAGGCCGTTTATGAGCTTCCTCATCCTTTTTGATACCCTTCATTACTATTTTTTGACGCTTAAGGATATTCTCTATAATAGATGTGTTATATTCATCGTGAATGAATAGTTTTGGGACGTGTTTACTATAAAATCCATTTCCGGCTTCAGTTCCAGAAATAACAGTCCCAATCGGTATATTTTTATGGTGGTACAGTAAATCCCGAACAAGGAAACTTTTTCCAGTATCTCGCCTTCCAATTAACACCACAACAGGTCCTTTATTTTCATCTGGTCTAAAACTTATATTTTTCATATCAAATTTATTAAGTGACAATTGATTCATATATGTTATTATAGTAATATTAATCTTTATATAACGCACAATATGTTTGTTATGAGATATTTATTTGGTTTCAACATATATGGATATTCATTCCAAAATGAAAATAGATAAAGTATGTGATTATAATCCATTATATGACTTAATAGGAAATGATTATACGAAACCCATACCGGAATTTACAACAAAGGGCGAAGATAATATTGATATATCATTTGGTGATAAAGAGGTTCACGTGAAATTTTCTCCTTTATTAGACCCATTGAAATATATGTCCGGTGGTTATGAAGTCACTGATGAATTATTCAATATACCATCTAGTGCCTCTGATACAACCTGTCACGCAAAAATTCGCAACCCATATAATAGTGCATATGTAGACGCAATGTTTTACAATCTATCTAGTAATCTTAAATCAAAATATAAAATACCGCATTGTCTAGAGTATTATGGTGAATGTAATGGATTAAAAACATCATTGGAGATAAATATGGATGATGATATAGAGTATATATGTGATTCTGATTTTTTTATTAAAAACAATGGGGAATTATTTATGGTTGATTGTCCGTTTCTTGAATCTCCTAAACTAGAGCCTATTACGATTTCAGATACTATAGATATCGGACATATTGATGAACTACCCGAATTAAATCTCAATATTAATAAGAGTGTCGAAACAACTGATGTCAGTGTAGAGGATAATAATGATATCGTCAACTTAGATACCGGCTCTGACTGTTCATCTAACTCATCTCATACTTCGGATGAGTCGGACAATGACTCTCTTTCAGGACCAGAGTCATCGGGGTCTGAAACGTCTGATGAATCCATATGCTGTAACGCAACCATAAACAAGTTCCCGGTTCACGCCATTTATATTGAAAAATGTAAGGATACTCTTGATTCGGTAATGGAGAACTTGACATGCGATGAATGGGAATCGGTTGTATTCCAGATTTCGGTAACGTTGTACATATACCAACAAGCGTTTAAATTCACTCACAACGACTTACATACCAGCAATATAATGTATGTAACAACAGGCAATGAATATCTTTATTATAAAATAATGGGTCGCCACTATAAGATACCTACATATGGAAAAATATATAAAATAATAGATTTTGGTAGGGCAATTTACACGATTAAAGATAAGGTTATTTACAGTGACAGTTTCGCAGAGGATGGAGACGCATCCGGTCAGTATAGTTTCGGGGAAATTAAGTGTGGTGATACTGAAATTCTACCCAATAATAGTTTTGATTTGTGTAGACTTGGTTGTTCTATCTATGACGTATTAATAGACGATGTTGAAGCCGGCGAAGATTCAGGTATTAAATCACTGATATGTGGATGGTGTATGGACAACGACGGAAAAAATATACTCTACAAGAAAGACGGAACCGAGAGATACCCTGGTTTCAAACTATATAAAATGATATCCAGACGAGTACATCGTCATACACCAGAAAATGTAATAAGTGATAAGTTATTCGATCGGTTCATCGTTTCTAGAAAAGCAATCAAAAACAAGAAAGGGGTTATAAATATTGACGAGATTGAGGATTAATTTATATTCTGTTTATATTATATATGAATAAATTCGTCCTATTTACAGCTGTGGCATTAATGATTGTAATCTACATTATGATTATAATATACGGTGGAAATAGTATAAATACGGCGTACACTCAGGCAACTACGGAGCAAGTTATTAAATCCGCTGATATTCCGTCCTCTAATTCAACTTCGGATTGTACATATTCAATGTGGTTTTACATAAAGGATTGGAATTACCGAAGAACCGAGGAAAAGAAAATTATTGTTAGGAAGGACAAGGGACTGGAACCATTTATACAGGTGGCATTAGGAGCTTATGACAACACACTTGATGTTAAAGTAAAATGTTACCCACCTGGGAATCAGGTAGCCGGCGTTATAGAGGGATGTAAAATCAATAATATACCAATTCAGGCTTGGGTGAATATATCCATAAGTCTAAATGGGCGTGTACTTGACATATACATGGATGGAAAATTAGTACGAACATGTGTTTTACCCAACGTCCCTAAGGTGGTAGCCGGAGATTCCGATTTACTTATTACACCAGATGGTGGCTTCAGCGGATTCACTACAAATATCCAATATTACGATGGTCCCAAAAACCCAACCGAAATATACAAGATTTACAGAAGAGGATACACCGGAGATGGATTTTTCCAGAACATGTTTGGGCGATACAGGTTAACCGTATCCATTGTAGACGAAAACGAGAAGGTCGATCAATAAATATTTATACGAACGTACTATAAATTATAAGTTATTGACTTATAATTTACATCAACATTTATCTGGATATAGTATATAATGGCCAATGAAATAGTAAGTGAATTTGTTAATTCTAACAGCAAAGTTGACATAATGTTGTTTTTTATATTAGCGTGCTTCATTTTTGTAATGATATTGCGGTTGTTGATATATATTACGGTGACATATGCCGGAGTATCAAATTCCCCCATTCTCATAAATGGAGCTGTGAATGGGAATAATCTTCGGGTCTTTGAACAAGACCCATCAGTGAAAGGATCGATTCCTATAAAACGCTCCACAAACAAAGATGGCATATCATTTACATGGTCAACCTGGTTGAACATAGACGGTCCCGGTACGACACAGGGTTATTTTACATCTGATCAACACATCTTCCATAAAGGAAATAACGGGATAGATCCGATTACTGGTGTGAACATACCACACAATGCCCCGGGTTTATATTTATCTCCAAATAATGAGCTGGTTGTTTACATGAACACGTTTGATAGTATAGATGGAAATAAAGTTGTCATTGGTAACATACCTCGTGGTAAATGGTTTAATGTTATCATACGTGTTAGTGAACAGTATACATTGGATGTATACATTAACGGGAAACTAGTGAAACGCCACATACTTTCTGGTATCCCCAAACAAAATTACGGCAACGTATATGTAGGACTGAATGGCGGTTTCTCTGGTAGTATTTCATCGCTTCGCTACTATCCTCGTGCGATATCAAACATTGATATATTGAATTTGATACGAGATGGACCAAACCTCAAGAGATTAACAGTCGACAATTCAAACATATTCAGTAAAGGCGAACAGTATTTATCGCTTCAGTGGTTCCTTTCCAGTCATTCCCCTGATTATTTATAATAACTCATATAGAGTTACAACATTTCCTCACTATAATCTTTTGTGTTAATTTCAGAGAGGTTTTTCTCAGTTGGGACCTCGTATCTGTTTGTATTGATATTTAATGGAGATTGTCCCTCCGATGTAATGGACGACGATGAGCACGTAGATGAAATACTAGAATCAACGGCCTTATTTGTCTTTTTATATTCAAACATTGCCTTTTTGGGTGGAAGTTTAAGTAATTTATCAGTGAACCCATTTTTAAGAAGATTACTTTCCTGGAAAAGTATCCTATACCTATCATAGTATTTTTCCAATTCTTCGTGTGGTTCACCTTCTCTGTTTTCACGATCAAGATTGAGTGTCTTGTATATGTCAGTCGCAAGGGAGTAATACTGCTTGGACTTCTCAAGTTCTATCTCTATATTCTCCTGAAGTTTAAGATACAATTCCATAGAATTAATAATCCCCACTACAAGTGAAATAAGACAGGTAATTGCCGAAATGTGTTGCTGGGCAATATAATTTTGTAACCCCACGGATGAAACCGAAGCAACCGATGCCAATATGATTGTCGGTATACGGAAATAGGTTGATATTCGTTTGTAGTAAAAGTATGAGTTTTTATGCTGGGCACTCATATAAACGCAGTTAATTCGTATCTGGTCCAATATTGATTCTATGTCATTAGTCCATTTCATAATAATATTATATATTATAATATTATTAAATATGGGTGATAGGAGTCGGTATGTTACAACCATTAATACCGCTGCACCTGGCTCGAGAGATACTGGTCTTGGAGTACCCCTAAGTGATATAGCGACAAATACGACACAAAATGGCAGTAATTATACTAGGAACACTGCGTTATCTAGAATTATTCAAGGTTCTGGTCCAAACAGGGGGACAATAGCTACACAATCATCAATATTCACTAGCTACAATACAGCATTTCTTGTTGATGCTGATCTCGGTAGCACAACGGTGAAAAATGCTATTAATGACATCCAAGTTCTACAAGATGATATTGGAGGTATAACAACAAGTGTTGAAAATATAAGCGGTGATGTTGAAAATATGTCTGGCGTGATACATAATATTAGTTCATTATTTGATGAAATTTATGACAGTGTCAAGTGGTTATCAAATTTTAATCTGTCTCAACCAGTTATAGGGGAGATAGACATTGACGCCACGCTCAATATATCGGGAGATTTAAATGTATCCGGTACATTAAATGCTACCACACTACTCGTTTCATCAAACGTATCGACATATAATATCTCAGTAGGGATGCTTGATGTTACGAATGATATCAATACATATTATATTTCATCCAATAACATTAGTACAGGAACTATCAATGTTAATAATGATGTTACTATTGGAGGAGAATTATCCAGTGTGAATATAAATGCTTCTAATGTTTCGACAGACAACATCTCGGTTGGAATGCTTGATGTTTCAGGTGATGTTGTGATTAGTGGAACCACAACCGTTCCCATACTCAACGCTTCCAATGTATCCACCGATAACATCTCGGCTGGGATGCTTGATGTTTCAGGTGATGTTGTCATTAGTGGAACCACAACCGTTCCCATACTCAATGCTTCCAATGTATCCACCGATAACATTTCGGTTGGGATGCTTGATGTTTCAGGTGATGTTGTGATTAGTGGAACCACAACCGTTCCCGTACTCAACGCTTCCAATGTATCCACCGATAACATCTCGGTTGGGATGCTTGATGTTTCAGGTGATGTTGTCATTAGTGGAACCACAACAGTTCCCACACTCAACACAACAAACATAACCGCAACAAACATAACCGCAACAAACATAACCGCAACAAACATCGTGAATACGAATGAAATAACAGCGACAGGGCAGGGACTATTCAAAAGCTCACTCGCCGTGATGAATCCAGCATCACAGACACAAAACTTTTTCTGGAACTCAACAGCATTCCAGCTTGGAAATCTCGAATCAGTAGATTTTAATATCGGCAACGATGGGTCTAATCCAAACAAGGGAATCATAGTAAGAGGCGGCACAAACTCATCGGTTGAAATCCCTATTCTCACCGCAGACAATTTGTCGTCCACCCTGGCGAACATCTCCACCCTGAACGTAAGCACCATCAATGTAGCGGACATTTCAGTCCCAGACATCAACGCATCACAACTCAACGCCTCCAATATCTCGGTAGATGTAAATCTCAGCGTCGGTGGAACAATACAGACAGATACATTAGAAGCAGACACTATTTCGGCGGGGATGCTTGATGTTTCGGGCGATGTTGTGATTGGTGGAACCGCAACCCTTCCCATACTCAACGTTTCCAAAACCAATACCGAGTTTCTAAACGTGAGCGGTTCGGCCCCTTTATTTGGTGATGGTCTTACGGTATACGGTCAAACTACAACACAAAATATAAGCACCGCAAATATAGGTTCAACCGCATTTATTACCGCGGCAGGGGAGATAAGTGCTGGCGGTGGTCTTAAAGCGACTGGCGGTTCAGGTGTTTTCTCAACAGGAGCAATTCGATTCAATAATCAGGCAAACGGACTTGGTGATAGTTTGGAGATATATTATACTGGTACGCAATTTGGAATGGGAACGGTAAGTGGTAAGGACTTTACGATTAACGCTGGTATTAACACAGGAGGTTTAGTCATAGATGGAACACTAAATAATGTCAACATGAGTAATTGCTCCATCACTAATTTAAGTTTAGATACTCTGACGTGTGACCTTACACCCAATCTCACAGCAGGGCCTGGGATTAGCATAACATCGGTAGGAGGCAATCCAACCATCACAAATACTGGTCTTGTATCAGATACACTCAACCTCTCTCAACTCAATGCTTCCAATGTATCCACCGATAACATCTCGGTTGGGATGCTTGATGTTTCAGGTGATGTTGTGATTGGTGGAACCACAACCCTTCCCATACTCAATGCTTCCAATGTATCCACCGATAACATCTCGGTTGGGGTGCTTGATGTTTCTGGTGATGTTGTG